TCTGTAATATCAATCATTTGAAATGCGGAGTAGTCGCCACCAACACCCTTTGCAATATCACAAACCATAACGTAAGAATGACCAGCCTGTGGGTTTACATACACATCTAATCCATCCTTTTGATAGATGATAGTATCTGGACTCATTTTAGAAATGGTATCTGCTCTAACTAAAGTAAGAGAAGAACCCAAGAAATTACAAAGAACCTCTTGAGTAAATTTAAGTTCACCGAGTTGGGCTTTTTGTTCTGCAGCCCATGCAGCATCACGACCTGGAATTTCCCAGTATGGTATGAATAGATTAACAAATCCATTTCTACCTTTTTCAGCGTCTGTCCAAAACTTCCAGAAGTGATTGTATCCAAGTGGAGTTGACGACAATAGAATCTTAGTAGTTTGTCCAGCAGAAATTGTAGGGTAAACTGACGTAAAGAATTCTTCTGCCACATTGTTTGGAATAATTGCTGCTTCGTCAACATACAACATGTTTACAGATTTACCACGAATACCAGACTTACCTGTTGCAGCAGTAAATACCTTTGAACCATTCTCTAGTTCGATGTCACCTTTGTTCCAAGTAGTGACACCTTGTTGCATCCACTTTGGTAGCATCTCATACATTGTTTGATAACGATCTAAAACTTCTCTTGCAGCAGTTGCTTTGTTCGCAAGAATAGCCACAGTTTTGTTGGCTTGAAAAATCGTGTACCAAAGAATGTAAGCTGCAGAGGTAGTTGTCTTACCCTGTTGACGACCTTCCATAAGAATCACACGACGATTATTATGAATGATATCTAATTTGTTTCTCTGACAATCATAAAGTTTAAACAACTGTAGACCATGATCCAGTGTAACAATGTAGCAGTAGTTCTCAATAAAATAAATCAGATCTGATGCACACTTCATGTATTCTTTTACATCATCAGGTGTAAAATCAACAGTAACTCCAGCTGCTTTAAGATTAGAGTTTGAATTATAAATCGCTGCCATTAAAATCCGTTCAGCCAACTCTCAGTATCAACAGTGGCAGTAGTAACATCACCTTCTGCTGTAAAGATTCTATTAGGATTGCTAAAGTTTTCATTCTGACCAATATTAATACTGGAAGTTTGAATAATATCATTGTTAGAGATTGGTCCAAACAAATTCATTTTCATTTGAAAGTTAAGACTATGTGTCACAAATCTACGAGTTTGAAAATCGCCATCATAGTCATCTTGAACTGATACGCTATTTAAAATAATAGGCACATCAATTTTAACACTCATGTCTGGCACGACATTAATTGATAATGTATACTCAGGTGTAAATGTAGGGAGGATTTGTTCGATGATTTGCAGACCATCTTCTTGAGTTTTTGTGAGGATGTATAAAGAAATATCTAAGTTGTATGGAACAGGAGTATACATAGTGGATACTGCACCAGTACCATCACCACACTTTATCTGTTGCATACGATTTACTTTTCTTTGAGGATCGTAGTTGTATCCAGTAATCTCAAAAGACATTCTTGGAAGAGTGGTATATACATTATTTTCTAAAGATGTATCTTGATCTAGACGAACAATCCACTTTTCTTTTGGGGCATATGCAAGAGGAATTTGTAATCTTTGGATAACAGTACCAGTTACAGAATCACCTTCACGACGATCGATATAGATGTCACTGAATAGTGAACCGAATCCTACGATGCACTTGCGAATTATTCCATGGTAGTATACGTTACTATTTAACATTATGGATTATTTTCTGTATCAATTTCGCCAAATGGATTAGTCACACTAAACAACACATCTTGTGCTTGTGTTTTAAATGTATTGTTATTACCAAACGAATCTGGTTTATCGACGTTAGTACTAATAGTTGCTGTTGCAGCAGCATTTGTTCCACCACCACCTGTGAATGAGATAGCTGGAACAGCGGTATATCTAATTCCTGGATTGGTAATGTCAACACGAATAATTTTATTTAACGTAGCACCAGATGTTCCACGAACAGCTGTTGCAGTGGCACCTGAACCCACATTAGAAGTAATTACTACTGTTGGAACTGTTGTATATCCAGATCCTTGATTTGTCATTGTAATAGAAGTAACTTCACCGTATACAGTACGAGTCGTATCTGTTGAGAATGTTTTGAGATTTTCAAACACATCTACTTCAGCGATGCCAGTATCAATCTTCTCAGAAGCATATTGGAACAATTCAATTTGTAACTTGAACACATATAGTTTACCAAGTTGATAGAATGGATCTTGATGTTTTACAAACTTAATTTCAAACAAACCTTTAGTCAATGGAAAGTAAATTAAATCACCTTCGCATGGACGAATAGGAATAATTGTCTTTCCATAACGACCAACCAACTGATCCCATCTACGACGAGCAACCACTAATGTAGCTGACTGCTCCATCATTAGACCAAACTTCTGAATAAATGCGCCCTGTCCATCAAGTGAGTCTACATTTTCAAAGTACATTTCAATTGGAAACGAAGATGTAAATTTAGATAAACGATCCTCACCAAGAATTTCATCTTTAGAAACTAATGTTCTCGGAATGTACATGAACTCATTACCATAAATCTTAAGAGATTCGATAATGAGATCTTCAATTAGGTACTGCTCATTTCTTGTACCATGAGAAAAATAAACATTAGTAGGCATCTATTATCCCATGAAGAAATCTAGTGGCGCTGATTTATTCTGTAGTTCGTCTTCGAGTTCTTTTATTTCTGTAGTGGCTTCGTCATATAGTTTATCACCGTCCAGAGTTACACCACCTGGAAGTTGTATTCCAGAAAATTTCTTAATGTTGGTTGCCCATTGTTTCTTAAACAATGCAGTTACATAATGTTTTAACCACTGTTCATTATAAACTTTAGACCATGTTGTTGGATCCATTGCACGATAAGATTGAACAAGGATATAATCACCAAGAACGAGGTCTGTTGCCCAATTAACGTCTAGGTATAAACGACCGCTTAAACGATTAAATCTAAATCTTTCATGTCCATTTAATTCAAAGTCTAGCAATGCCAAATGTGACATAACTGTTTTGTAGTAGATTAAAGAAGTAGATGTTAAATCATACAAATCATTTAATCTTAATTGATACTGCAAGTCGAAGATATTCTTTGAGGAAGATGCCTGTGATGCAGATATAACTTGAGTAACACCGTAAACATAATCTGGAATTTCAACGTAACGATTGTCGTATTCACGAATTGTGATAGAAGATAATGTGGCATTATGTCCTGCTGAACCAGTAATAGCCTCTCCTGCAGTAAATGTACCAACTATATCTCTAACTAACAATAGAGTACCAGAAGATGTTCTTTGAGATTCTTTACATACTTCGGCTTTTGCACCAGAAGTTGCGCCTGTAATAATTTCACCAAGCGTAAAAGTTGCAGCCACAGAAGCAGAAAGAGTTACCTCAGAAGCACGAATTAACTGTTTAAGATAAATCTGCTCTGCACCATCATAGTGATAGAGTTTCCAATAGTCTAATGCTTCATCAATGCGGTCTTCGATCTGATCATCGTCCACATTAATCTCGAGTACTGGAGCACCCAATGCTCTTAGTGCATATTCTTTTAATCCAGTTCTTGTAGAGACAGCAGCCATTTTATGCCTTTAGTTTTCCAAAAAATTGTTTTTCTGGTATATTTATGCGATTAAAAAACTGTCTTATTAGTCTAATTTATTTTATTCCAGATTCGTTCGTGGGCGTAGTATAAAAAAGTGTTGACTATCATCTGTACTGCAGCAATACCTCCGCTTACACCAAAGCTGCCAGTAATCAGATAGGCAATGGTAAAGGTACTAGTACTACCTGTTACCCGCCAAGTCAACGTCTTAATTAAAGTCCTCACTTTAGTCCCATTTCCTTGCGGATCTTGGTAGCACTTATAGTGTGAGTTGCATCATCGAAACTTTCTTGTTCGATCTTATATCCAACATCACGACCATAGGTAATATTCACAACATTAGGAACAACCTGAATTTCATATTGTCCTTGGAATAGTGTATCTAGATCACGTCTAATATAACTCTTTACCTGTTCAATTGCAAAAGGATTAGAACCCTGCCATCCCTGACAGTCTCTAATCTGAATTACAACCTGTCCTGTCTTGGCCAGTGCACGTTCAAATAGAGCACGATGTCCTGCATGCCATGGTTGCCATCTGCCCAACATTTGAACTGTTTCTTTTTGCCAGTCAAACTTGGGTCTACGACGATCTTCTAGAATATGATTTCCAATAAATTCAACCCATTTCTCTGCGTTCTGTTCAGTAATTCTAAAGTCATAAACCTCTGGTGGTATAAATGCTTTATTTGTGTCTTCATATCTACCAGCATCAATAGTATCCATCCATATGACCCAATCAGCTTTAAAATTGTTCCGCATCTCTGGTAGTGGAGCAACAAAGTCACAGATAACAAATTCACCAGTACACTTCATTGCAAATTCAAACATTCGTAAACTTTGACGAATTCTACCTTCTTTGCTAAAGTCCCAATCGTTAAATCTTTTACGTATCTCATCTGCATTAAACCAATCTACTCCAACTCTTAACATACTAGGAGTTGGAATTCCTTCGTAGTTTAAAAGTCTGTTAGGATTTATTTTGTATAAGTCACCATTATTTTCAAGATAATATTTTAACTTTTCTGCGAGATATGTTTTTCCCGATCCAGGAAGTCCCATTATTAGAATTTTTTTCATAATCTTACTATGTCCTCTTCTTTACATAAATTACCATACTGAATTTCAATAATGCACAAATTTTCATTTGTGTCTGCTTGTATCATGTGCCATTGACTAATTGGAACATGATGTGTCTCATGTTTATGTATTGTCTTTAGTTTCACAATGTTCTCATTTTCTAGTGTATATATTGTTCCAGCACCAGATTCAATGAACCAAAATTCATTTCTTTTTAAATGATACTGCATGGAAATAGATTTTCCAGGTTCAATTACTAGTCTTTTTACTTTTGATTCCTTACTATCATAATAAGTTTTCGAATCACCCCAAATTCTTTTTTCGGTTGATTGATTCCAATCGAACAATATAGAACTAGAACTATTTTTTTTATTTTGTCCACCTATACCAAATTGAAATGATACCATGGGACAATCACTAAAAAGTTCTAATTCGGGAATATTACCCTGTGTTCTATCTCCACCATTAACAAAAATAATGTGGTCTTTAGGAAACATCTTTTGAACTTGTCTAATAGCATCCGATGCAGTATCATCTGAATCATCAAAAGCAATTACACATAAAACCTGTTTGAACTCATCAAGGACAGCTTTACGTTCTTCAAAAGATAAAAATGGCTTGCCTTTTTTACGTGCAAGCCATTCATCTGAATTTAATCCAATTATAACTCTACCTAGTTTTCTTGCTTCTTTAATGCAAGAAATATGTCCACTATGAATTGGATCAAAGCCACCTGTAAAAATAACAATATTATCCATAATATAAATTAAATTTTATACAGTTTCTTCCCCAGCTGGCCAAGTCTCTGATGCAAGTTTAGCATCTCCAGCTGTAATTGCTGCCTGTAAGTCAGTGATACTTTCACCAGAACTTACAATTTCAGTATCAGAAACAACCAATTTTAAATGTTCAACATTTCGTTCAAGGTTTCCCTTAATGTTTTTATTTGGTGTCTCACCTGCAACTAATTTTTCAATCTGTTCATTAATAACATGAACGCTATCTCGTGCTGCACGAATAGTGGCTTGAATTTGTGCAAGGGTTTTTGGTGTATTTTCCATTTTATTCTCCTATAAGTTTTGTGTTATCTTCATTTGAAGAGGTTTCTATATTGTCATCTACAGTAGTAGAATCTTCATTTTTTTCGGAATAATCTTCATCTAGATTTCTCCAAAATTCTGCGCCTTGGCATTTTTCATATACCGATTCTGGCAATATTTCTTTTGGATTGCCAGAAACTTTTTCTAAACTAGTGCGAACATCATGCATGTCTGAAAGACCATATACTGCTGCATCGTTTTCTTTATGTATGTTTTCGATTTTCGAGAAATCATGCTCAAAGTATTCTTCACCTAAGAATTCATAAATTTTGCGCATCGTTTCTTTAGGTTCATTTATTAAATTATCATACTCGATAAAGTGTAGTTGTTTTTGTTTGCCTTCCATTAAGGCTTGTTGAATACCACCATAGGACTGACCAATGATACCATTGGGTCCAGATAAGAATTGACATCTGTTTTCGTCATTGAGTGGGATATTACTCTTAACCAGCATTTCATCCATGAAGTTAATTTTACCATTTACATCAAATGGATTTCTACGATGCATACTAATAAAAGAAGTAAGAATTTCATCCATGTTTCTAACTGGACAAAGAATTTTTGGCTCAACTCCAAAGTAACCTGGAATGTAATGCATACGATTTACCCATGATCGGTTCTTGTCAATGATCACAGAACTTTCAATACCAGAGTAATAGTTTTCAATGACACTACTAATTATCCTTCCAGCCTGTTCAGGTTTTGGATAAGCCAAAAACAATTCATCATTGGAAATTGCGTTCTCTAGTGTTAACATAATACCAACAACAGGAGAACTTGGACCAGAATGCATATTCGGATTCTGGTTTAAGATAGCAGAAAGCAGAGTACTTCCAGACCTAGGTAAACCAGACATAAAATAGTATTTTTTCATAATAGAGTTTCTCATTTCTTCACGGATTATTTCTTTAATCATTTCTTTCATTTCACGTTTCCTTTATTGTTTATCAACAGATTCTATAATTCTATTTATATCAAATAATTTTATGTCATCTGTGAATGGATACTCAACTTCATTACCATTGAAATCAAAATCAAACAGATAACTACTTGGAAGTTTAAAATTATAAGGTATATCAGTACAAATATTATCATGTAAATCGTAACCAAACACCTTTGGGCTTGTACCATTCCACAACACAGTTGATTTTCGTTTCATTGCTGCTGTGGCATGTTGCATAGATGAATCGATTAAAATTCGTTTTTTGCTATGAAGGAAAATACTAAACACTTCCATCAGAGATAACGATTGTTGCGGTGTGGCATATATGTGTTCTGCATCTTTTAATTTTGGAGAATTAACTTTAGTGATTTGCAAAATGTGATAGTCTTTTTTATAATGATCGACTAATTCCTGTGCAAGATCAGTTGGCATATCTCTTGTCCAAGCATAAGGTTTAGCATCAGTGGTCATCATACCACCATTAGTATGTAAAACCATTAATGGTTTTTTCCTACCCCAAACAGTTTTGGAAATATCAAATTGCAATTTATTAAATTTCAACTCAGGAAGTTCACCATTGAATTTTAAATTATGCATTTCACACCAATTTTCAATTAGCTTTTTTCTTTTGTGAATATGATTGGTGGTGTAGTAAGGTTCATGATGAAAGATTATAGAATCCTTATCTTGAATGTACTCTTGATAGAAGTAACTTGTGTTACCCAAAGTTAACACCCTATCAACAAAAGACAAATTAATAAAGATATCTGGATATGCACAGATAACGATTAATTTTCTATCTGGGTGATTGTTTTTTATTGCTCTTGCAACTGCTGTTGCTGCAATATGTTTACCGATACCACCTTGTAGATGGAAGATGCTATACTTCATAAAATTCCCTAATAATAAATTTCATATAATTCTATTTAGTTCGTTCTAAAACAGTCAATCCGTTGTTGTTTGTTTTGTGTGTATGGAAAACCCAGTGACGATTATTCGTCATGAATTCTATGATAGCAGGAAGCAGTCCCTTTTTATCATTACCAACTTCACCCGACAACCCAAACGTATGCGTGTCATGAAAAACTAAATACCTTTTGGCTTTATTTCCATGCAATGCAAGTTCTTGTCTTAGCTGATCGTATGTGTGAAGTGTATCAATAAACAACAAATCTACTTCAGGTATGTCGATCTTTAAAACATCACGTATAATGTACTCTGCTTTTTTACCCTGCGCTTTGGCAGTTGCAAATAGTTTTGAGACTTCGTTATTTTTTACAATATCGAATGACGTAAGAGAAACATCAGTATTAAGAAACGCTCTAGTACTAACACCAGTTCTTACACCAAACTCAATTGCTGTCTCACACTCTTTAGATAATTTATACAATATGTGTACGTTTTCATTTATATCACTTATTGTTTTTCTTGCCAGTTGATACTCAGCTTCAAATTTGTCATTGGAAGGTATTGTATTTATAGGTTTAGATATAGATTTTCTTTGTTGCTCATACTGTGAAATAGTATTTTTAGGTATGTCCCAATTTTGCCCATTCTGGAAATGATTAAACCTTAAAAAGTTTTTTGAGTCTAACTCAATTCGTTTGGAAATTTCATCATTTGGATTACTAAACTTTTTAAGAGTTTCTGATATCGTACCCTTTATTTTATTACTATTAATAGCATGAACGCTTTTTGCATTTTGTGCAAGATAATCATCTCCATACCAAATTTGATATATGCTAGGAATATGTTTGTAAGTCTTTCTATGCATAAACAAACATATACCAAAAGCCCATGCCTGACCACCAATAGGAGAATTCTTATTATAGTTTAATTTAACAATTTCTTCTTCAGTATGTATAACGTCATCAATCTTATAGTTGTTTTGAAAACCACGTAGATTTACTCCAATAAGATTTCCTGGTTGTGGATTGTATTCCAATACCATATCAAATACACTGTCATCTACAACTACATCATCGTTAATTATTGCAATAAT